TACCGCTTTAGTTCTCGCTCTATTAAATATAACGTATCGCGTTCAATATCAAGATAATGATTGTTATCGTCATACAAGTCCATCACATCGCGCTCTGTAACTCTAGCTTTGTTTATCATTGATAGATATTCATTGTCAGATGTAAACGTACCATCAGAATCAGAATTTGTTGCGTGCCGTAGTCTTATGTTGATACCAACCTTAGATCCAAAGTCTTTGTAGTCACGTGTCTGCATAACTTGCTCACGTTTTACACCTAGTGTTCTAAACGCTAATGAGTGTAATGTCCTAAAGAAAGGTAGGTCATCTTGTGCGTCAAGATTAAATTTCTCTGCAGCTCTGCCTGATGCTTCTTCTGCAGCTTTACGTGTAAAAGAAAAGTATCCTATTTTTTTAGAATCAACACCGGCTTTTAAAAACTGATCTACTAAATCCAATAGTGTAGTTGTTTTACCCGTGCCTGGTGGTCCTAAAATAATAGTTTTCATTAGAACGGACTCTCCTGATATGTGACATGAGACACATCTGGTTTGTATGTCTTCATTGCTTGTATCTTAACAACTCGTGGTGTTTGGTTCTTTAAAGTCATTCTAACTTCTTCTTCAAATATTTTTAATTGCTTAATTAAATTACCTGTCTTTATTTTATCTAATTCCCAGTTATTTCTTTTTGCAAAACTGTAAAAGTCTTCCATTCTAAAGTATGTGTAACCCTCGTCAGTCCATGCAGCTTTATTAAGTATGTCATCTTTTGTACGTGCTATCGCTCTGTGCACTGTAAAGTCATACAATAAATTTTCTATTTGGTTTTGTGGACTTAGTGATTCAAGAGGCTCTATCTCTTGTAGATTACCCATCAAAGGTTTTACATATACCTCTCTCCAATCTTTTGCTTTTGGTATTGGTGATACTATGTTTGCTTGATCTAATACTGCTATCGCAAACAAATTAGGATTGTGTAACTGTTCTGTTTTTAGTTCTACTCTCTTGCTGTCTACATCTAAAAACCATTGTGGTGGATTAGAGTTTATTTTTGACAACGTACCAAACTCTGGCATCTGCTCTTCTTCAAAACCTACACCAAACTTTTTAGTTCTACATTTCGCAGCATTGCATACACCACATATTGGTTGGTCTTTACATCTGTATTTATCATAGCCACGTTTACCAATAGAATTCATCAACTGTTTTACTTCTTGGAAACTTAATGGTGGATCCATGTACTTTTGATTAGACGACATCACATCGTTCTCCCATGTATCCGGGTTTGCTTGCTTGTGATACACTGCTACATTAAACAATGCATTATTGCGTGAGCCTTCACCAAAACCTTCGTCTGCTAGTTTATTTAAGCAAGGTGGTCCATCTTTAAATGCTTCGTTAGCTTCAACTTTTTTTACAGCAATTATCGCTTCTATCTGTTCTCGTGTCTGTACCCATTCATCATATATAGAATAGAATGATTCTAAACTAGCCGCGTTGCCTTCTGCATCAAAAGTGTAGCGCAATCCCCTAATTCCACCATGGTATGGTAAATTTAAAAAGTTACCTGTATCACCACGTTCAACTAATATTTCAGTTTGTTTTGGAAATATCTCACTACCTGCATAACCTAAAGCTTCTGACATCATCTTTAGTTTTGACTGCATCAATGCAGCCGGTATGTATTCTGTTGCAAATAAAAATAGATGTGCACCACCAGATTTTGATCTAAATGTGACTAATGGGAATTTATGGGACTTAATAGAGGCTGTTATTTTTTTGTGATCTAAACCTTTGTACTCGTCAACATCAATACAACCCCAACGACACTCGTTTTCTTCATTGATAGGTATTACACCTAGTGCAGGTTCTTTACCATCAAGATGGTCTTGCCAAAAAGTATCTGGTATTGGTTCACGTTTTATAAATGCTTTTCCTATGGCCTTGCCTTTGTCTGTAGTTTCACCAGATAAAACTAGCTGACCATAAGCGCTCTTGTTTCCTTCAAATATTTCTTTAAATTTCATTTCTTCTTTCTAACTTTCTCATTTGTTGTAGTGTAATAACCGTTACTACATTTTGCTGAACAATATTTTTTTCGTCTTTGACTGTAATGATGTATTTTAAATACAGTATTACATTTTATGCATGTTTTTTCCTCGTCAATCATATATACTCCGTACGTAGCCCCCAGTACGGGGGAGTAAACTAGGGGCTACACCATGGTTAAAACGGTACGTCTTCCTTAGATTCCGTACTATCATTACCATGTTTTGCCTTCACGTCTCCCGTAGAAACACTGTCAGCAAAACTCTTTGCGGACTCGTACATCGCTTTGTCTTGTACAGGTCCAACCTTTTCAACACTCCAACCAAACCAAGTTCCCTTGTCATTTGATTGCTCTACTGTTTTAAGGTTATACACGTGACTGTAAGCCGCTGGTGTAAACAAACCATTTTTACCTTGTAGTTTGATACTGGCCATCATTGCATTCCAATTACGACTGACTTTAAGTTGCGTTGACTTCATAGAAATCAATGCTGTTTGCATATCTTCAGTCAACACAAAGTATGATGCTGTGTTTTCAAGATAATTACCATTGTCTAGTCTATCTTTATAACTTGCATCACGCTTAGATTGCTTGATGATACCACTATTGGCCGCATGAATTGCAACAGGAGCACTTGTGCCCTGTCCTCTATCCGACCACTCAACATACTCACGTTTATAATAACATGGAATTATGTTGATACCTTTCTCACCATCATATGTCTGCTTAGTCACGGTATTAAATATCATACCTGGCTCTGCGCCTTCTACATACTTGGCATCCCGTTTGCTTGTCTCGGGTGACAGTTGTCCTAACACTCGTAAGAATGGCAACGCAAAATCTTCCGCTCCCATTTCTCCTATTGCAGTGTTAGCATCTTGTTCGAACATGCTAGCTAAAGCTACGTCCGTCTTCTTTTTTTCTGCTACTTGGTTCATGTTTCTCGTCTCCTTTTTCATGATTTCCGGCTAATTTTAGTTTGATCCTTCACAAAAGTGTGAAAGAAATCCGAGGGCATATCGAGGCCGGCCTCAATACGCTCCCGGTAAAGCGCCTTCAAAGTCATGGGTTCTACCTTTTGTTTTTGGGTAGGCTCATAACCTTGTTCGGCGGCAAGGTAAAGCATCTGCTCCGCCTTGTTATCTTCGCCCTTCCCGAACTGTACAGCAACCTCATTTTTAATAAGATCACCTAGTCCGTTCTCACGAAGCCATGTATACGCTGATTCGACCGAGTCTTTTTTTACAGTGCAACTGTAGGATTTTCTAACCTCTACACCACTACCGTCAGCGAGTTTCAAAGACGACAACCCTTGCTCTGCTAGCAAATTAGGTATCACCTCCGAAGAAATCTTGTCTGCCTGTTCTTTTTTGTGTTTAATTTTTTCTTCTAGCTCAGCTATTTCATTTTCAAATGCCTGTAATTCTTTGCAAGAATCAGCTAGTGTTTGAATGTCTGTTCTTTCGATCAAATTTTGTTGATCATTTTCTAAATCGTCTAATGTAAGTGTACTCACTCCATTTCTCCTTTCTGATATATATCTATCCGTAATGGATAGTATGTTTGTTCTCTCTTATCCCACTTCAATAAATTAAATTGTCCATGTGTAATGTCACTGACAATAGCTGTAGATAATCCTATAATTGCAGGATCACCTGTGCATAAAATATAATCGTTGGGTGTAAAGTCTTTTAAGTTCTTTTTCATTTTAAAAATAAAAGGTCCAGAACTAAAAATCATTTGTGACAATTCTGGTAAACAAATAACTAAGTTACCAAACTCTGCCGCCCCAAGAATATTCATATTCCTAGGCGGGTGCTGTAGTACGTAAACTAAAGGATCGTTAGGTTGAGCTTCTTTATAGTCTAAAAAATCTACTAAACTTCTACGATCGTAAAGTTCAAATATCTTGTTCCTCTGTTTCATTATTATCACTTTCTTCTTTCTGTGTAGCTGAGTTCAGTTTGTCTGTCAACTGAGCAATTTGTAATTCTAAATTTAAAATATCATTGTTGCGTTTTTGCAACATACCTAATAAAGAATTTACTGTTTTTTGTT